GATAGGTACACCCGTCTTATCTTTGAAGGCTTTGATAAGTCCGTAGTACACAGGGTTCTGTTCTTCTGTCACAGTTTGAATACGGCAAGTACCGTCTACGTGTGTGATAGCAGGAACTTCACCATGCTTAGACAACTTGAAGTCCATTGCATACATCATGAATGGTGATTCTTCCATTCCGTATGTCTCAAACCATTCTTCAAAGTCTTCTTGCAACATAGATCCAGCAAATGGACGGAACCACTCTCTGCCTTTTACTTCGTTGACATGATCCTTACCTTTAGGGTCAGTGGGATCATAAAGGATAGAACGGTTACCTAGAGCACGAGGACCAGCCTCTGATCTGCCTTGGAACAATGTAACAATCTTACGATCAACAAGTAGAGCAGCAATGTCTTCTGGTGTTACGTCTGTTGTTTCAATATCACCAAAGTCATAAGACTCTTCACGTTCTGGTCCAAGGTACAGGGTAGATAGAGGACGTTTAGTCTTGTCCTTAGTCTCTGTATAGTGGAGCAGTTGAGCAAGACCTAGTGCCGTACCACCATCATGTGAGATAGGATCAACATAGATGTTCAGATCAGGAAAACGTTTCTTATAGTAGTAGTTGGCTACACAGTTAAGACCGTAACCGCCAGCAATGACAATGTTCTTCTTGCCAGTCATTTCCACAGCTTTTTCAATCAAGTCACCAACAAGACGTTGGGTCTCATCTTGAACTGCCCATGCTAGATTTTTAGCAGCTTCTGTAACCTTAGAAGGATCATTGTGCCAAGCACGTGGATCTTCCTTAAGTTCTAGGTATGGGTGACGTGTGTGGTCTATGTAAGCACCAGCAGGGTAGTTAGGGATAAATACGTTCTTATTACCCCTCCCTCCATAGAAGAGAGAAGGGATAAGTTCATCGTCTTTACCGTAAGGTGCAAGACCCATAGTCTTTCCAGCTTCAATGAACCCAAAACCAAGGTATTCAGATACAGCCTCATATGCTTTAACGAGGGTGATAGCTGAGTCCATTTCCATGTTTTGCCCAACTACACGTTGTGTGTCAGCATTACCACCTAGGGACTGAAATACAGGTTTGATACCATCTTCATAATCACAATTAAAGATACTCTCAGTCTCAAAACCAGGGTTTTTACCACCCTCTTCATCTACCTGAATCTCTTGACGAGTACCAGACCCGTCTACAATAACAGCAGCAGCATCGTCAAAACCTGAGTTATAGAAAGCTGCAGCAGCATGTCCCATGTGGTGTAAATGGCCTAGATTTAGGACTTGAACTTTAGGGTTATGCTTACGGACTAAGGCAGAGTATGGGTCTTCACCTGTCCAAGGTAGACGAGGATGTTCAGGGCTAGTTCCTCCAAGGACAAGAACATCAATACCGTGCTTTAATCCTTCAAGGATACCCATGAGTGGGTTACCATCGTACTTACTACGGGACAGTCGTTCCTCTTCAATATAGAACTCAAGCTTACCATCAACAAGAAGAGCAGCACTACCATTATGGCCTGGGTTAATTCCTAGAATATTCATTTCACTTCACCTTCTTTTCAATGTCTTTTACGATAGACTCGTACATTTTATTGATCTCTTCGTCTGTGAACTCTACAGTGCTTTCGTTGATACGATCAGCAAGGTGACCTTCAAGACCAGAAATACGAATAGGTGAATAAACTTTAGGAGTGTCCCTTTCAATAATATTAAAATAGTTAGGGTAGGTGGTATTAATGGCAAACGTTGAACCAAGTACCACTGTGCCTGGTTTATTCAAAGCCCTAGCCATGTGTTGACCGACAGAATCACAACCAATAAAGTAGTCAGCTGCATCAATAAAAGCAGACCACATACGTAAGTCAGCTTCTGGCTTCATCGTATAAGTATCTTGCTCCATCCAAAAGTTTTTCTCTGCAAACAGAACAAGGTTGTACTTAGTTGAGAGCTTCTTAACAAGTTTAAGATACGTGTCAGGATTAATAGAACGAGAGGACTGATCCATCAAAACATTTTCAGAGGGCTTCTCCATAGATCGTCCAAATGGTTGGATTACTACAGTCTTTTGCTTCTGCTGCTGTTGCTTAACTTGTTGCATAAAGTTAGCAGCTTGGAGTTCTTCACTCCTACTTGTCTTAAGGACTGGAACACCAAGGTCTGAGTGATCATCTGTCTCGTTGATCAAGTAGTCAAAGGCTTCTGCCAATGACTTTTCTTGCTTAAAGTAACCAGGAACACGGTAAGGCTCAGGTGAAATAACTCTGTCAGCATCTAAAAGAAACTGTTCAAATGCACCCTTTTGATCTGGGTTAAACACCTTATCCTGTAGTTCAGGAATACCCCAGTACAGTGTATCCCACCCGTTGACTAAAATCCTGAAGTCACTGTTAGTTTTGTTATACTTGATAAAGGCGGGGATAGATGCAATAGCTCTACCAGCACCCCCATCAATCATAAAGACGGTTTTCATTTATCTTCTCTCTTATTATTATCTTTACAGAGCCAACAGGCACTGGTGATTAGTTTAGCACAAAAATACTCTTTTATCAAGAAGGTTTAGTAGGCCAAATGTAGTTATCTATTTCTTCAACATCACCAAACTCTTCTGGTGCATTCCTAAGATTTTCTCTGTAGGTAGTCCAAGCAGTTTTTGTTTCGTCATCCAAGCTGTCCCATAAGTCTTTCCAAATAATCTTAGACTCCCTATCACTCTTTTCTAGCAGATCGTCACGATCTTTTCTAAATACTTTGATAGCATAATCGAATCTACGGACTAATTCACCAGAATTATTTATCTCATAGTTTTCTTTTATTCCGTTATCTTCCCCCATATCAATAAACTCTTGATCAGAGATTTGAATATAAAAAACATTATTTACTTTTATACTAGAAAACCATTGGTTAAATACCATAAACCCTTGCCCAGATGAAGAAGCAAAATTAAAATCGTCATCGCATGTACCTAGTATTTTATTTTGATAATAAACAACTTTCACTGTAATCTCCCTTATACGCAGAATGATTTGTGTGTAAGGTACATCTTACAACAATCTGTTTTTGGGTCAAAAGTCTGACACAAAACAATACAACAAGCTTCTCTCATTTTACTGTTACTAGGCAAAGTAGAGGGGTTACTGATTGAAAAACAAGAACTTAAGAAAGCTGGGCATGTGTGATTACTGTAGCTCAACAACGGGCAAGTTAGCCTAAAGCACTGGGCAGGTTGGCATATTTGAGCAGGTATCGGTGCTGTACCATTTCCCAGTGTTGCAATCGGTATTGTATCTCCCGCAGTTCCTGCTTCTGATGCAAAACCCATCCATTGACAAGAATTATTTTGCTGTGCTTTAGTAGCAACACTATACCTAAGATCATCTTCAAAGTAATTGAAGAAGAGTACGTGACAATCAGATCCAACTACTTTTGCATCTTGAGGCATGTACTCAAATGTTCCATAGTAACAATTTACGTTACAGGCTGTGCAAGCACCAGTAGCTTTACATTTTATATAAACACAGTAGCAGTTATCCAAGCAAAGACAAGAGCCACAGCCACAAACGTGCAAGTATTGGAAATGTACGTCAGTTCCGAAGAAGCATTGATTTTGGCGGGCTGCTGGACCCATAAATCCAGATCGGTTACTATTATAGTAGTAATCAAACCTTTCCTGTCCCCTTTGGCAGGGGCCACAGCAACAAAATTGTATTTGTTTGGCATCAGAATTGTGTATACAACAAACACCAAAAGTGTAAGAAACACAAGATGTTGTAAGATCATCAGGCTCAGTAAATGCCATTGTGTTGTGATACACATGGCTGCTCCAATTATAAGCACTTGCAACAGGTCTTGAGTCGCAGTACATATTGCAACTTGAGGGACATTGAGAACAAATTGAAAAAGTCTCTCGAAGACACTGAATATTTTGACAATAGTCTTTACCTGAGTGTCTAAGACTAGGTCTATCCCCAACAAACTCTCTGTCATTGTTAATTGGTCTAAATCTAGTCTCAGTTAACCAACCATTAACAAAGTACTTCCTTGAAGAATTGTCACCAAACTTAAATATGTCTTGAGGTAAAACACAAAAAGCTCCAGCACAGGGCTGACTATTTGTGGATGTGTTAAAGTTAGTTAGGGCTGTAACATCATTAACGCAACCTAGTAAGTATAGACAACATGTAGAGTTATCTACGCAAAACCTAAAGCATACGTTACAACCAGAGGCAGCAATAGATTGAGAGCAACAAAACCCAGCAAAAGCATTGCAGTTCTGTCCTGCAACCCACATAGGTGCCATAAGAAACCATTGTTCACAGGAAGCACTGTCAAAACAACCTGTATGAATTGCTCCTTGAGGCAAGAACTTACAAGTACAAAATGTGTTACTGTTTGCATTACAACAGAAGAACGAAGGTGCTGATGCACAGTATACTTGGTTACCAGCAGTGGCGTTACCATGAAAGAATGGGTGCTCGTCAAGCATAACAAGGAAACCACCAAAAGTATTGCAGTTTTGATAGCACCCTGCAATAGCACAGTCTGGGGTCATACAAATCATTGGAGATGTTGAATCACAGCAACAGCAAAGTACACCGTTAACATGTCCAATACAAAAAGCACCATCAAGTTCTGCATTATGGCACATACACTGTATGTTTGAGGAAACAACCCCTGTCCCTTGACCAGTAGGTTTAAA